AAGAAGGACAAAATGGAATTGATCCCGGCAGATTCAAATGAGATACAGTAAAAAATGAGTCTCTTCTGCGCAATTCGTATCTACAACGGTATCTGCAAGTTCATTGATTGGGTCTTTCCAGCTGCGAAGAACAATAATATCTCATACTACATTCTCTCCGACGAGTATGACCAAGACGAGGATGACGACTTGAAGCGTGTTCCGGAGGACGCGATCTTTATTGAGGAGTGGGAGAAGGATGACGTGAAGAAGTGCAACCTCTTCTATGAGGGTGAGGAGATTGTGCGCCGTCGGTTCAATCCATTCACAGTTGAGCCGTATGTTCCCTGGCTCTGGATCGGAGACAAGAAGACCGAGGTTGACCTCACGACTGCAATGCAGAAGTATATGGTTGTCGGCAATGTGATTGCACTCGATCTTATCCTCCATCTCATTCAGGTCCACCACGACACCGAGATCGTCTATATCGACGCTCGGACGCTTGAGGAGGTAAAGTTTCCAGCAAAGGGAGTAAGTATCCAAGCCATTCATGTGGCAAATTCCAGGTAATTCATTCAAAGTAGCCGAACGGTATATTCAACTTCGTAAAAAATGCGCCCCCGAGTCATGGGCAGATACATTCGCTCTCATTAGCGACATGATCATCATGCCAACAATAATCTTATTTTTACTTTTTCTTCATGTAGCCGATCCAATGACAATTGCAACAACGTTTCTTAAAACATACCAGGTCTGGAGAGACTATACTGAATATATTGATCTTCGATTCCAAGTTCAGTCAATGTTCGTCCATTGTCAGGCCGTAGGTGGACCGTTCATTACAACGAATAATCCACTGTATATGCCCTATGTGTTTGCGGATGCAGTTGAACGCACAAATCTACCTACCAAGTAATGCACGCGTGGAACGAACTGTTTGACGGAGTGTACTGTATTAACCTACCTACTCGGCCCGAGCGTCGCATAACGATGCAGCGCCGATTTGATGAAGCTGGAATTAACGTAGAGTTTGTCAACGGACTTCCTGCTGTATTTATGAAGAGGTATTGGGAGCTCAAGAACAAATATGATGGAGCCGATATTCAAAACCACTATCACATTGCATGCGCACTTGCTCATTGCTCAGTGTATGCACTCGCTCTTGCACGAGGACAGAAAAAGATCCTTGTGCTTGAAGACGATGCTAGGATTCACATCAAGAGTGATGAAAATACCCGCACTTTCATGAAGAATGTCCCATCCAACTGGGATCTTTTGTATTTTGGATACATCCCTCTCTCAGAATGCATGTCCTATTGGAGGTATAGTTTAATGGATCCTCATGTAGTTTCGGATGGAGTTGTAAAGGCAAGTAACTTATGGTTATGCCTTTCATATGCAGTCAATGAGACAATGATGAATCATATGATTAACGTATATGGAGCTGAAATGCCAATGGCGATTGATAACTACTATGTTCGCGTCATTCAGAAATCAACCGAGTTTAATAGCTATGCAGTCACGCCTCAGATTGTAGCAACCGAGGATGGAGCATCGGATACAGATGGAGGCACCCAAAATGGTGTTAAATCAGTTGATTCTAGATATGCAAGTTATCAAGAGTATCGAGCTTAGCGAGTTCCGGTGGGGATCGCAAAGTCACCGCCCGGAGGCAGGTTGGAGGGATAGCCGGTCTGGTTTGCAAGACCACGCGCTCCATCACCCGTGAATCCATATCCAACGTTTGCTACCGAACCACCGCCACGCATCGACCGACGGCGAGTGCGACGACCAACCTTCTTACCCTTACGGAACCCGAGGTTCCTTGTGGACCGTGACTTGCGACGACGTCCACCGATCGGCCTGTATGCAGCGCCATCTGGAACCGATGTCATATTAGGCACAACTTCCATAGCTCCAACCGAGATCGGCTTTCCAAATCCATATCCGTTGCCACCACGCATCTTACGCGAACGACGGCGACGACCACCAAAAGGAGAAGCTCCGCAAGTAGACATTTACTCTGTGGCAGGAAGATGTTCTACGAACACCCCGATACTTCCTGGAATGCCATCATACTGCTCGTATCCTCGGATATGGCATCCAACGGGTGCATCGTCAATGGTAGTCAGTGCTACCAAATCGGGCTGATGAAACAGATCAAGTAGATTGGCAATCCGCTCCTGACGTTGTGAAAAACTTAACACGTCGTGAACTCGGAATCCATTCAAGACCACGAGATCGTAGACCACATAGCTCTTGGGCGCCAGTCGAACGACTCGAAAAATGGTGTCACAACAGAGTCTCTCATCCATGACCAGAGCCAGTCGCTCAGTCCGGTCTCCTTTCGCATCAGTGAAACATGCGTGGGCATTTCCTTCTTTATCGTGAGTTAAAAAAATCCACCCCGGAGTTCCGCTAATTTGAGGCACCTGACATGGGTCCGAGATTGGGTTGCCCTTCCTTACCAGCGGAGACAGCCGATAAGAGACTTTCATACGTTGGAACATTAGCAGACTGTGTCTTAACTTCTTGGGGCGGTTCGCTGAAAGTCGGTGCCGAAGGGCGCGCTGGACCCGGGTCACGCGTATCCACAGGCGGTGGAAGTTTTGTGGTTACCAGAGGAATGTCCGGAGCCTGAGGAGGAGCCGGTGCTTCGACCACTGGAGGCGGGGGTGCCACAACAATGGGGGGCTGAGCCTGAACGGGTCGTGGCGGATACATTGTTTTTACAACATGGAAGACGGCAACATGAATGAGTGCGAGAAGGAGAACGGTAGAGGCCCCGACTGAAAGGATGTTCCAAACGTCCATTTACATAGTCCAGACCTTTTCTAAGCATACAACAAACCGCAATGTCTGATACCGCCACCGTCCCCGAAGTGAAGACTGAAGAGGTGAAGATTGAAACAAAGGTAGCCGAGGTTGTCGCCTCCGTTGTCCCCGAGGCGATGAAGGCCGATGTTGAGAAGATCGTTAAGGATGTCCTGAAGGCAGCTATCAAGGAGCTCCTGGATGAGCTCAGGAAGTCTCCCCTTGGAAAGCTGGACAAGGATGGAGATGGCGTCATCTCTGTCTCCGAGGTTAAGGAGGTCGTTACCGAGCAGGCTCAGAAGCTGGGCTGCGCTCCGGCATGTACGATCTCCTGAAAGAACCACGTAACATCCCCCACCGTCTCCTTCCATATCCGAGGCGATGCAGAATACAATGTAAGAGTTACGGGCTCAGTATGATACACCCTTGAAAGAACATCAACTACATGTGGTCGATTAAAAAAAGAGAAGGATTCATCAGATTCAACCTGAATCACCTCAAGTGTTTTCTCAAACTCATTATACCTTCCAAACCCGGTATAGAGATACCTGGTTTCGTATGTAGTTCCCTTTTGACTTGAGTAAGGTGCTGGAACTTTATTTGTGATAAAGAGCTTCATTACTTAAGAACAACCGTGTTTGCGAAAATGATTGGAAGCAGGTCCTCGTCATTCACCGTAGCCGAGTGCATGTATCCGACCACCTCCGTCAGCTGAGTATGAATCGTATTCCACTTTGCAGGGTCATTCACATACTTGGTTGTGCGAGTGCGAGCATCAGGGAAGACCTCGAACAGCTCAGCCTCCTTTGCTCCAGACAACTCCATATAGACTCGCATCTGAATCTCATCATACAGAGGCACCTGTGGCCACCAGCGAGTGCGTGCCTTAGAATCCACAATACGCTGATGCTCCTCTACGTATCCATCTGTGCGACCAATCAGTCTCCATCCATTATATAGCTTCTTAAACGTCACTGTGTTCCGGTCCTTAACCTGAACCTTGTTCTCATCCTCGTAGGTATTGAGAATGCTGTTCTCGTTGTTAAGACCCCGCTTCTTCTGAACGGCACCACGAACCTCCTTTGCTACGAGCTCCTGAACAGTCTCCGGTAGCTCCGAGTGGCGAAGGTCAATAATCATTGCTGCCTTCTTCTCCACATCTTCAAGGATGCCGGAGATATCTGTCTTACCTACACACGCCTGGATTCCATTCGCAATAAGGTCCTTGACTGCCTGTGTATAGAGAATATCATTCTTCACCTTGGAGAGTGCCTTGCGATTCTCGTCAGACTCAATCTTTGCCATACGAATCTTAGTCGGAAGATGCTTTGAGAGGAGATCATACATCACCTCGTTTGGCTGTTGGTAGGGATTGAGTCCGATGAGTGCAGCGACCTTGGAAGCAGAGATTTCGGGATTGAAGTTTGCCATTGTAACGAGTGTTGTTCTCTATTTACAGAAGATTGGATCCATTTTAGACATGGAGAATAGAGTATTTAGATTTTATAATCTACATCAAAATAAATGGTTTCATATCATGAACTGGTCACTTGAGATCATAAAAACAGGAGATAAACGTCAACGATACATGATAATGAAATACGGCTCTGATTTTTTCTTTTAAGCAAAGCTCTTCTGCATTCGCACAATTGCGTCAATCCATCCGGGCATTCCCTGAAGAACATTTGAAACAGCAAGTGTATTTCCTGATACAGGCGTTGCATCAAATGTAGTGCCCTCGCATACAATCACGATGGCTGCAATCAATAAATGTTGCTTTGATTTAGCTTCTGAAGGACTCCACCGCAGACAATACATCTTATAGAGGATGTCAATAACTGGGCGCGCATGTGCTTGGGTCTGCTTTCGGACAACGTCCCAAAAGATCCAGACGGGATGAGCTCCATGGGGTTCTGAAACAAATTCATCGAATCGGTTTGCAAAGATGAGGGCTTGCTTAGTATGCTTTTTGTGTTCTCGGCAATATGCGAACACCCAAGACATCCAATACAAAGCCCGGGTGACGTCACGAACATCTGATCGTAGGGAGTAAGCAAATTCATTGATCGGCACTGCAACCGGTAAGGGGTCGGCAGGACGGATCGCGATTTGACCAAACAGCCTAGAAGGGGCCTTGAGATGTTCTTGAATGGTCTGAGGGTCAAAATCATGCAAAGGCTTGATTGTTGGAAGAGATGGCAATTTATTTTTGCGACACGTGGCGAGAGTGGCTGCCACCTCACAGACAATCTGCCGAACATCAGGATTGTTACGAATAAATGTCATAGTTCCCACTGTAAAGACCTGTTCAATCGGAGCATATCGCTCGTAGGCAGATGCCAAGTATACAAAGACACTGGGATTCGCGCGGTTGATGTGAAGTGCAGCCGCATCAAAGAGAGTAGCCCATAAACTATGCACGAGTCCTGAACACAAAAGTTCAAGTGTCCAGTAGCATGCATAATCTGCATGACCGAGTTGCACGTTTTGAAGGAGAACCTTCACGACGTGTGACCTTGGATGACCACAGAATGTTGTTTTTTGAAAATCAGCGACAGTACGCGGGTCGGAAACCTCCATTACCTTTGTAACGGGGGAGAAGCAGGTGTGCTAAACGCAGATCGCCGGCGGATGATGTATCGAACAATAAAGACAATCGCAATAAGTGTTGTAAGTGCGATCAGCCAATTCAGAAGAGAGTTGACCCATGACCCAGCCTGTTGTGCCGTTACAATCTGCTTCTTTTTATCCATGTTTATTTGGTTTCTGACGTTTTCAATTTGCTTCTCAAATGCGGACACCGAATATTGGAGATCATCTTCAACAGACAACACCTTATCCTTGACGCCGTTCACAATATCAATGGTCGACTGTTGCTGTCCAATTTGACTATCTAGATCATTGCGCTTTGCAATAAGGGTATTCACGACCGGCTGTGCTTCAATACTTGCAATACGTTGCTTTTCCTCTTCAACCCACTTGTCTCCCTTGATCAAGGTGTAATAACCAACACGTGCTTGCATATATGCATCGGGCGATTGATCGCGAGCATTTTCAGCCAATTGAAGCTTGTCGTATGCTGTCTTGATTTTTACTGCCTTGTTTACATTTGCATCGGCCACTGCAAATGCAGCATTAAACCGGTCAATCTCTCTTTGGTATATGCTTGCGTTCGGTAGTTCTTTATAACTAAACGGCGGACCTGGTTTCTGAATTGCTGGGACGGGAAGAACAGGAACGCTAATACTTGCATCACCCGAATAGACACAGGACAGAACGCCCTTGTCTCCGATTCGTAGCTCATAGTTTTTCTGAGCTGGGCATGGGATAACACATCCTCCAAACCCAACCGGGGAGACTATAAATTCAGAAGGACAGTTTCCCATTATCTAGTGCTTAGATAGATTCCAGTTGACGTTCCTACACAGAGAATGATAAATACAAGTCCCGAAGCATATTGTCCTGGAACAAGAAGGAATGCAATCAACGCAAGAAGGATTGTGAACAGGGCGGTTTGGATTACAGCCATGCTGGGTTGTTTCAGTATCTTCTCGCGCTCTTGTTTGATTGGATTGGGCTGAACCGGAGGACGAGGAAGTTTCATCTTATCCGATGCCTGTTTGATTTTCTTGCCCGCGTCTGAGACTGCACTGAATCCCGCATATTCGGATTTGATTCGTTCATACTCTCGGGTTGCCATTGCTGAGTTTTCTTGAAAAGGGGCGGTCGACGAAATGTTCTTCAATGCTTCAGCTATACGTCTGCGCTCTTCTGCATAGATTGGTTGTTCCCTCTTGTCTGGACCTGGCATCGGGAGGTTCTGAAGACGAAAGCTCTTTGAGTTGTCTGTGAATAGAACACACTTATCGATAACAGGCGGACCCTGTTCTTGTGCATATTTAAATCCCGCTGGACACTTCATCCTGCATGTCATAAATCCTTGATCAAAATCTGGTGGACACGTTGACGGACCTGCTCCCATTGTTTAACGGTTGGGAATATAAGACTTGAATGCTCCAAGGATTGGCATGATTGTCCTCGCATCGCGCGAGGCCTGCATATCCCGCCACCCGAGAAGGTTAGGACTTGCAGCCTGATTCTGAGACTGATAGGGAGCTAGCGTAGATGCCATGCGGATAAAACGAGTGTGCTCGGATGCATCACCAACCATTGCACGGCGCACAGGGGGGTTTACCTGACCATAGGGAGAAGTAGGCATTTTGTTTTAGGGACGAGAAGATAATGGACGAGTTCTCAAACCTATTGCGAATCTACAAAGATAACTACTCTGCCTATAGGGTTTCGGGCAATATAGCCCACAAAACCGCATATGAATCGGCACTCTCAATGATCAATAAAAAACTTGAATCCTCACAGAGACGGCTTGCTGATGATGGAGCATACATTCAAACCTTCTTGGACCGGTATTCGGATGTCAACCCAAGAATTGATGAACTTCAAAAGAAATCTCAGAATATTCAGAAAATAGGACCTGCGCTTCAGAATGAGTTTGAAGTTTCAAAGCGCCTTAATGCAGCGCCCCAGGTTCAGCCGATTAATGAGTCTTACCTGTATGTGAAGGGAGCCATTGTCATCGGACTGCTCGTGATTGTTGGAATCGTAGGAGCCTTATAACCTCCTTTCCACATAAGAACAAAAAAGAAGATCACAGACACAATTGCGAGACCGATTGCATACCAGAAAAATACAGCGTTAAATTTCACTTCTTGGTGTCCTCGTAACGCCCTAAGAGTAGCAACCTGGTCGCGTTCATCGACTAGATTATTATAATCTTTTTGCACACTCACAAGCTTCCTGACAAGCTCATCACGATGACGTTCGATATGTCCGGCGTCTTCCTTGACCTTTGCAAGTTCGACCAACATCGCGTCAAGGAGCGCCGATAACTCCTTGTTCAGCTTTTTGATTTGATCTATATTTGGATTATTCGAGGCAATCAACGCATCGTATTCTTTGCGCTTTAGCACGTAGCTCCGTTCCAGGACATTCATTACTACTCGGCAGCATTTACATCTTCAACGCAGTGCCGATAATACAAACTGCGCCCCGCAGTGTCTGAGTGGCGAGTCACCTCAATGATATCACCCGGGATCGCCCCGATCCACTTCACCATCGTATCCTGTGAATCGATTGCCGGCAGGGGCTCTGGGGACGAAATCTTATACAACTCAAAGATCTTCGTCTTCTCCTCCTCCGACAGAATACGATGAGGCATGGCCATCCGGTGAGTCGTGATGTCGAACTGAAGTTGCCAAATATGGAAGAAGGTCAGGCGCTTCTTTGCATGGGACTTTGCAAGACGCAGAACGTTCTCTGAAGGGGCCGACATGGCTACGATAATTACACCCGTCGTGTGTCCGTTCTCCTCTGCAAATGCAAGGATATTGGTGATGTCGCCTGCGAGGACCTTATCCTTCTGACTGAAGCAGACAAGAATTGTTCCGATTGTGTACAGCGTCACCTTCTCCATCTTCTTGGCATCGGTTGTAACTCTTTCTGTAGCTGTGTCAAGCTTGCGACGCCCAAGCATAATACGAAGAGTAGAAAGTGCGGTTTCCTCCATTGTGTCTCCTCTTCCTTACTGGTTATGTCATTCGTTTTTTTCGGGCAGATGAACAATGAAGCAGTGGCTCTGGTTTTTAGTTGCTATTGTGGCCCTTGCATTTGTCATGAAGATCCTCCCGGGAATGGAAAAGTTTTATGGCGGATCGCCTGAGTCCAAGTTCACGGACATGAGTCAACAGAAGCGCGCAATGGCACTTGAGGACTCGTCGTATTCGCAAAGAACCAATCACTTTGTCCAAAGCAATGACGTAGGTGAAGCGCCCGGTATGACAACGCCGTGGCAGGTGAACCGGTGGAGTTCAAAGCTTTAACAGCCGTAGCAGGAAGAACTAATGAAAGCAAAGATTCCAAGAGCTCTTCGTGAACAAGTGTGGCTTGTTCACGTAGGTCCTAAGTTTCAATACAAATGCAAGGTTTCGTGGTGTACGAATACCATGAACGTGTTTGATTTTCAGTGTGGGCATAATATTCCAGAATCTAAGGGTGGAAAAACAGACGTCCAAAATCTCGTTCCAATTTGTTCGCGTTGTAATCTGAGCATGGGCAGTCAGTTTACGATTGATGAATGGAATAAGAAGTTTTCACCACCAAAACGGGTATGGTGTAAATGGATACGCCGTTGGTTTTGATGCTAGTGGTCTATAACCCGAGTCCGCTATACGATGCTCAGCGTAATTTTTGGAGACACTACATGAATTCATCCCCAAACATCTCGTGTTACTTTATTACGTTTGATAGTGTTTCTGAAACAATCCTTGACGGTGACACACTTCGTATCCCGGGCGTCGAGTCATATGAAGGAATTATGAAGAAGACATTGGATGCACTTGACTATTTTCTTAGTCGCAATTCGTATGACTTTGTTATTCGCACAAATATTTCATCTGTTTGGAATTACCCTAAACTTCTTACCTATCTCGAGACGCTCCCTCACACAGATGTCTATGCTGGTATGCCCGGAGGCAGTCGGGGAGATATGACGTGGGTCTCTGGTTCGGGCATAACCATGACGCCCGACGTATGTAGAAAACTACTCGATGCCCGTGATCTTGCTCTTAGTTTTAATTGCATTGACGATGTAGACATCGGATTTACATTTGAAAAACTCGGAGTTCCACTCACACTTGGCACTAGGATAGATATTTACGATGATTCAGTTGAGATTCCTAAAGGAAAGTATCACTATCGAGTTCGTCTATTACCTTGTCCAAATAATGTGATTGAACGAACAATCACGTGTATGATGAGTATCCAATCGTATCTTCGAACAATCTATGAGGAAAAATGTGCCATTAGTTCAGATATCAATGAGCATCTTCCTACTCTGAGGTCGTATGCTTCAAAGTGTACATCTGTTGTAGAATGTGGCGTGAGGGAGCCGACAAGTTCGTATGCATTTGCAACAGGGTTATTAGGAGTAGCTGGAAATGAATATCTATTGATAGATCCGTTTGAGTCTCCATCAATGAGCAAATTTATTGATGTATGTTCTCAGGAGGGCGTAAACGCATCCTTCTATAAGGGGTCCGATCTAGAGTGCCCACTTGTGAAGACAGACCTGTTATTTATTGATACATGGCATGTATACGGACATCTGAAGAGGGAACTTGCACGGTGGAATGGAGACGTCAAAAAATATATTATTCTTCACGACACCACTGTAGATGGATTTTATGGAGAGACAATCCGTAACGGGTGGGATGCAGTTAAGCAAAGTGCTGAAACTGGTATCCCTGTAGATGAAATCAATCGAGGTCTTGGTCCCGCGGTGTCTGAGTTTATCGCTGAACATCCGGAGTGGACGATTGAGGCAGTGTATACAAATAATAACGGACTCACAGTTCTTAGGCGTCTATGCTAATAATCTTAGACGGAAGTGGAGCCGGTCGCGTTCCCTCTGCCCGATGGCGCTCAACATCATTCCAGAACGCACGGAGATCAGGGAAGTGATCCGTTAGCCACTTGGGATCTTTAGGAACAAAGTCCTTCTTGATGTCAGTTAAGACCCAATAGATATATTGATAATCCTCTGTGAGAGAAGACTGCCAGTCGTGAAGATCGACTTTATCTGGTTTGTAGTTGACCTTACCGGCCTCATCCACTGCAAACACTCCCTTCGTTTCGGTGGCCAAATCCCACTGTGTAAAGTTCACCTGCTTGAATCGGAACTCAACATACTCACATTCATCAATCCCCGTGCACTCCATTTGCATTTGCATTTGGTGCACGTAATAACTTGGGATCTCATCCTTACGAGCACGGCTCATTGGACATTTGAATTCAACCAGACGTCCGTAACGATATGGATCAGCATCGGCATACTTGGGAATAATAAGACCATCCGGAGATGCACCTAAGAAGGAATGAACTGGATGCTGACAACAACCAACATCAATGATCTCGCAGTGTGTCGTGTCCTCATAGATCTTCTTTGCAATCGGCTCAAATCGCGTTCCCCAAATTAGCGCAGGTATTGGATTCAACCCATCCGACCTTGTAGGTGGATCCAGCTTCTTCTCTAGAAGTTCAAGGCGAGATGCGGGTGTCTGCCACACCTTGGACACTTCCGAAGCAGTAATCATCTTACCGCGGGTGTTGAGCCATGCATCTGTGCGCTGATCATTCTTACCGTAGAGACGAACGGTCCGCTCAAAGGCCCGATCACGCATCCACAGGCGACCCAGATCGCCCATCATCAACCTCTGAAGTGCGTGCATAACCTCCCTCCTCAGGAGGCGGTAGGAGAGTCCCGGGGCTAAGCACTTGCAAAAGATTATGAACCGACGAAGGCGGGTGTTCAGACATGTGTACGGACGATCCTCCAGTAGATATGAGGACAACACCTCCTCCATTAGGGTTCTCTATCTTGCTCTCCGAAAGTTCGTTTTGACGGCGATTCAAACGCAGTTCAAGCTCTCCCGCACCCATGGTTCCAAATTCATGTGTGCGATTGAACATCTCTTCATACAGCTTCTTAAACTCGGCATCAATCTCATCCATCCGATCAAGTGGGCACCCGGCGTCCTCCACGGTCCACTCAACCTCACCCGACTTAAAGATAGGATCAGGCATCTTGGGTTGATCACGAAGCATCTCTAGGAATGTATTGTATTCCTTGTCGCCCTCGGGCATCATAAAAAGACCCGGAGTCGTTGCATCCATAACACCTCCTTCTTCACGAAGACGACGAATCACCTCGCCAGTGCAGACTGCCATTCCGATTCCAGTTCCTGCGTCACGTTCCTCATTGTAGGTCGTCAAATCTCGATTAAGGATAGGCTCGGTTGTAACTGGGAGAATAATCGTAGGAGCATCAATCGCAGCCATTTGTCTTATCTTACCGACCCACTTTAAGCGAGAATACCGCACTAAGAATACAAAAATGGAGGTCATCCAGAATCGCGATCATTGGGTTCTTCACCGTCTGCAAGGTTTCTACTCAGTCCCCGAAAACTTCACAAAAGTCCAAACAATCCTTGCGGGAGATTCCCGCATCAGCCTACGCCTCTTGGATTGGCTTGTGACCAACTATGCAAAGAAGCACAATGTGTCATATCTTGCCACGGGCAACCGCCATGTGGTTGTCTATCTTGCCTACAAGTCTCATCTGAAGGCGTATAGCAAGAAGATGTTTGATCCCTTCTGCCGTTGGAAGCGCATCCAGTTCATGGGGTTGGATACGACCGTTGGACAGCTCAACTTCTTTGAGTGGGCAATCCAGGACGAGGTTCTCAAGTATCTGGAGGACAACTATGATGCAATCCACGCAGATATGGAGGCATGCTCTACAACCATTCAGCCCAAGACGGCTGAGGACGGCACTCGCAGGAAGAGGCACGAACTGAGCCGATCTGCAACGAAGGCTGTGCGTCATCACGACGTCAATGTTGTCGTATCGTTTAATTAATGCAGTCAATCCTTGACCCAACTGTTATATATCAAAACGTATCCAGAGACATTTGTGAACATGACGTCGATGTCGTGTCCGATCTCTGGAACATGGATGATCGTGATGTCTATCGGGGTTCCCGCGATACACAGTACTCTCATGCAAATGTTTATTGGTTGTATTCTGAAGAACTGACACGCGTTGGACTCATTGAGCATTCTTTGACTAACCACGCCGACTTTAGGATTTTGTGGTTCTATGAGAACCCGTTTGCTACCTTCCTTCAAGAGGATGGATGGACGCAGAATGAAAGCATATGGTCGGTTCTCTCACAGGCAGCAGTTGAACGATTTCACGCAGATGAATGGATTACACCTGAACAAATCCTCCAGGCATGTCTTTATGGAGACTCGCGCATTGTCACCCTTGATACAGTCTTGAATCCACCCACTGTTCATGGATGCTCAGGGTGTGGCACGCGATCTTTCAAACGATTGGCATGTGAGAATATGACTGCTGAATTGACCTTTCCAATCAAGGAAAAAATTGTTTTTATAGACGATGACTTATTCGTCTGTGTTCCACCTAGTGGATCACGTGTTTGGGAGTTGGTTGGACTTGCACCTACATCGCTGCACCCACGGGCCGACGGCGGGCAACCTTTGCGGGCGCAGGAGTCGCAGCAACCGGAGCTGGAGCTGGAGCAGGAGCAGGAGCCGGGGTCTCCTCCTCTTCCTCCTGAACCTGCTCCTCAGTCTCAGTCTCCTGAGGAACCTGTGCAGTCTGAGGCACATCCTCCGTCTCCTCCGGCTCGAACAGCTGAGCAGCCGAGACGCGTGCCTGAGCAGACACCTGTGCATACGAGATTCGCCACGTCACTCCAAATCCCTGCCCGGACACGTAGATACTCGGGTTGACGATGAACCGAGCCTCCATGCGCTTAGGGAACACTGACTCCAGGTTCTCAGGAGTCAGCGGAATCGGGCGGTTCGCCATGTCCACGGCATCCATGTTGACCGTTGGAACACCCTTATCGTTAGGGTAGACCGGGACCTTCATGCGGAAGCTTGGCGGATACTTGCCATTCGGCACCCACTCAGCACCCTGCTTCTCCACACTAGGACTGACCAGCGACTTCATACTGTCGCGGAGAACATCCTCCTTACGCTCACGTCCAAACCACGACTTGGACTGAGCAACCGCCGTCTTGATGACCTTCTCCTCAAGGTCCTTCAGAAAGTTATACATCTGACCGACCTCGCCAGCCTCAGACGAAGCACGCTCCTTGGCGTAGGAGTCGCACCCGCGCAGGCTTGCGAGCATGGTGTAGTTAGTGCCATTCTCAGTCTCCTTGACAGAAACCCCCATAGGATACTGAAGCTTGGGGATACGCATCTGGAAGTTCTGACCATTATACTTGATCGGGACGCTCTTGGACCCGTTGTTCTTACTGATACGGATATCACCGAAAGTCACCTTGTTGATGTCGAGGTTGGAAGCGTTGATGATTGCATTGACGGACATTTTGATCTTGTTGTGTGATACTATGACGTAGCCTGGACGTAAATCCATTTTGTCCGCACGTTTCCTGACTCGGTTGACGCTTTCAAGAACTATCCGAGAAACACATAATGACTCGCTGTGCGGCGATAAAGAAGAAGGGTTCAACGAATCAGTGTACCTCAACGGCACTTAAGGGACATAGTTTATGTGGCACACATATGAGAGCAAAGACAGTTCAGATCTGGAAGGATGTCCTTGAAAATGATGTTCGTGTTGTCAAATGCCAATCCGTTGCACGTCGGTGGCTCATTTTACATCGCTGTGCCTTAGCAGGTCCGGGTGTCTTAAAGCGCAAGAACCTTGCAAATGACGAGGATCTTGTGACATGTGAGGAAAGCAACCGACAGCATCCATTTGAGTATTTTGCCTTTACTGAGAATGGTAAGATTTGGTGGTTTGACTTCAATACAATTTGGGTCTGGTCCTTGAAGTCGCATGAGCCATCGAATCCATACACAAAGGTTCCACTCTCAACCGATACGCGCAAGCGCCTTAAAGAGTTATGGGCATATCGAATGCGACATCTTATGAAAGTTCCACTTGATCCCGATAATGTAGAGGAACGTATCAAAATTAGATTAAACTTTTTATGTCAGACCGTTATTGATCATGGATTTATCGACGTGACGCCGGGGCAACTCACACGATTATCCAAGCCATCACATATTGCAATGTGGAGATTCATACAGGAAGATTTGGGGAAATCACGCGGGGCGCTCTGGACATGGTGCAACTATATGCTCTCGCCTACGCTTATTCAGGCGAACTCGGTATCCTATATTGTCAACTCCTTGAGGATCCTCATGCGACTCATAACCCATCAAAAGGAGCCGTATATAACCATTTTTTCCGTTATGTCAGCCATCTATCGCTGTTGAAAACAGATTTCATATTGTAAAGCTTACCTGAATACATCATGAATATCTTTGCTCTCTCACCAGATCCCCGCGAAGCCGCCGAGTCTCATTGCGACAAGCATGTCGTTAAGATGATACTTGAATCTGCCCAACTCTTATACTGCGCACATTGGGTCTTGGATCCAGATGGACTGCTTCCGACTGCTTATAAGAAAACTCATCCCAACCACCCATGTTCGATCTGGATCCGCGAGTCTATTGAGAACTATCGATGGCTCTCTGATCTCGGCCTATGTCTATGTCGTGAATACACCTTTCGCTATGGAAAACGACACAAGACCGAAGACCATATCCAGTGGCTCTCAGATAACTTTCCACCTCTGCCTGCTGTTGATCGCACACCCTTCCGAATGGCGATGCCAAATGAATTTAAGGAGGATGATCCAGTCCTGGCCTACCGAGCATACTACCTCGGAGCCAAGGAACGGATGCTCGTGTATACCAAGCGACCCCCTCCCCCGTTTGTAGAAAAGAAAAGGGCTTACATGACCGCCGATGGTAAGAGTATACCACTGCGTTAAAGATGTCGTCCTCTTCTTCTGTTTCTAAGTCAAACAAGATGCCTGCCGCCAAGAAGGATTCCGCCGCCAAGACCGTTGCCGCCCCTACCCCCGTTGTTGTTGCCACCCCCGCCCCGAAGGCGGCTGCCACCAAGGCTGTTGAGCCCAAGGTGAAGGCTGAGCCCAAGGCCAAGACCGTCAAGTCCGCCACGCCCTCGAAGGCTGAGGTGACGGTGCCCACTGTTGCCTCCCCGACTGTTGAGGCTTCGGCGGTTCCGGCTGTCTCTTCGGAGGTCCAGCTCGCCGCTCTCGCTGAGACGCTCAAGACGCTCAGCTCGGAGCTCTCGGTCCGTGTCCGCGACGCCGTGAAGGCTGTTCAGGAGGCGGCGAAGACGGCCAAGCGTGAGGCCCGTGACTCCAAGAAGAAGAAGCGTAAGGACCCGGCCACAATGACCCCCGAGGAGAAGGCGGTCTGGGAGGCCCGTCGCGCCAACAACGCCTTCCTCGTCCAGCGCCCGCTCACGGAGGAGCTCTGCGCCTTCATGGGACTCAAGGCCGGTGAGACCCGCTCGCAGACCCAGGTGACCAAGTTCATCAGCGAGTATGTCAAGACCCACTCGTGCTTTGACCCCTCGTTCAAGCGTCGCATCCTCCCCAACGCCGCGCTCGCCAAGCTCCTCCGTGTCGGCGACAAGGATGAGGTGACCTACCTCAACCTCCAGAGCTTCCTGAAGGTGCACTTCATCAAGACCCCTAAGGCATAAAATGGATTTGAACTGTCCAACAAACCGGATAAGCACCGGTAAAAATGAGTTCACGATTTCATAAGGCTTTTAAGAATGCGGATGCAGAGTTCAATCGACTTATAGTTGAAGAAAAGAGGTATTCAACTGAAATAGTTTCACCACTTGCCCTCCAATCGGGAGATGCATACAAAGCATGGCAAGCTTCGGGTTTTAAAGACAGTGAATTAGAACGTATTCATACACCACTTTACAGAAAGTGGGCCGAAGAAAGTAAGAAGTTGAGTGAGATCTCTGCTAAGAGACGTGCTGCCGATGAGATTTGTTCTCTGCGCAAGAGGCAACTAGATGACTTCTTAGAACGGAAGAAAAAGTATGATTCAGCAAAGGCACGCAAGGCTGATCGTGAAGCCAAAGCTACAGTCATTCAATCAAAATGTATTGAGATTGGGATTATGAAGATTTATATGCCTCTTTAGCTCAGAGGTAGAGCACCTGCTTTGTAAGCAGTAGGTCGGTGGTTCGATTCCATCAAGTGGCAAAAAGCAGTGTAGCGCAGAGGAAGCGCGATTGGCTCATAACCAGTAGGACCATCGATCGAAACGATGCACTGCTATAACTGCGTTCATCGTCTAGTGGTAGGATCAAAGATTTCCATTCTTTTAGCTGGGGTTCGATTCCCCATGAACGCACACTCGCAAGCTCGCTCTTGCACTATAAATCAGGTCGGAAACCCGAATTGATTTACAGTTGCACGGTGGTATAGAAATATGCCGCATTTGTGGAATACTATGTTTGATGGGGTCTATTGCCTCAACCTGGCGTCTCGAGCGGATCGTTGGGATGGTATGAGTCGGAAGTTCAAGTTTTTTGATTTGAATGTTCAGCGTGTAGAGGCTCTTCCTGGAAAGATCGTCACTGGATATTGGGAGATGCTCAGTAAGCAACATGACTATCATACGAATCAAAATAATCTAGCTTGTGCAATTAGCCATGTCTCAATTTGGAATAGCGCACTTGCTTCGGGTAAGAAGAAGATCCTTGTGCTTGAGGATGATGTTCGTATCCATCGCAATTCCGAACAGATGACAAAGAACTTTATGTCGCTTGTTCCCGATGACTGGGATCTACTCTATTTTGGATATGTCCCCCTTGTTTCAAATAATCATCGCAAGTATGATGGAACCCACGATCTGAATCGTTGGGATTATAACATTATTGACCAGACACGACTAGGGCCAAATACGATTAAGGCCGATAGAATGTGGAACTGCTCAGGCTATGCAATGAGTGAGAAGCTTATGCGCCATATGGTTGATGTCTACGCGAAGTCGTATCCAAAGGAACATGATCGGTATCTCGTCGAGGACATTCAGACGTCTCCTGAGTGGAAGTCGTATGGATCTAATCCTCAAATCGTTGCAGGTGAGGATAGCTTTTCGGATATAATTGGAGGGGTCTCTGATTATCACAACGAACGCTCTGTTGATGCTCGGTTTGTTCGGTATTATGATTACGTTTAGATCGTGCTCGTGATCAGTTCATGAGGCATTTCTAAATACAGAACGGTACTAAAGAAGGGAGACAGCCGGCCATCTAACACCAATGCACGTTGTTTGGTATTATCCTTCAAGGTCTTGGTCAGACGAATGAGAATCTTGCTTTTTTCTACAATAGGCTTCACTTTGATCTTACATGTATCCTTGTGCCACCCACACAAGGTTGATTTTTTACATGTATCCTTGAGCATCTGCCCACACGGTGTGCGAACCTTGTTCACAAACTGAACCGGTTCATCCACTGAATCAAAATACGCTGAGTCGTCAAGCCACTTTGCAAGATCCTTATACAGGGTCTCCGATGGACTAGAGATGGATTTGCGAAGGGACTCATAGTCATCCATTTGAATGTCCTTGGACAAGGAGAACATTAAGAACTCAAACACCTCAGACGAATAGGAGATCTCGCGGGCAAGTTTTAGATCTGCCTGATTGGGTGGGTCATTCACAAGCTCTTCCTCTGAATGAGGGGGTCGGATTGTCTTCATGACTTCCTTGGCAGTGTCGTCATCCTCGGATTCCTCTGGGCGAAACACCGCGTGAAATCCACACTCAAGAAGGAACTCGCTGTAGTATCCATCCGCCGAGAATAAGACGCTCTTCTTCTTGAATCCGGGGTGACGCGTATCTTGCAAGAAGTCGCCAAGTATTTTGCTCGTCGGTAGTTCTTCATCACTGATATCAGCATAACCCGATCGCACTGTAACTCCCATTGGAATGTCCATATTGACAGGCTGAACAGGTAATACAACTGCCTGAGGAACAAATACGGCTTGAACCCGCTTGAACGGATCAAGAATCACCTGATATTGTGAAATGTTCTTTGCCATCAGTTCAGACACTGCATTCTCAAAGGACGGCATATCGCTTGAACATGCCTGGATGTGAAGAGCTTGAAGTGCCTTTTTTGTAACATCGGGAAACTTGTTGACATCCACTGTGTAATCAAACTTGGAGCCGACCTTTCCCGTTCGGCGCTTTACAAGTCCAAGAACATCTGTGTCTAGCAAGACGATCGTTCGCGAGCTTGGAGCTGTCTTTTCAGACCAGAATCCACACATCATTGATTGCGTCTCCACATTGACTCGCATGACACGGCAGTCGAGAATACGAGATACATACTCAATCTCTTGAATGGACGTCAGAGTCTTGTTCATATACGCCCGATTGATCCCGTTTGTAATCCGCTCGATGATAGTATCACCTTCACCCAACTCTTTCCAGCTACGGAAAAATGAACACTGTAGGATCCGTTCTTTTGCATCTTCGGGCGTGGGGATCGCACGCTTATCGTTGAGCAGGATAGGAAGCGTATCGCGAGGCTGACCCATTCCAATCCGAAACATGTCGGATGCAGACGCTTCAATTCGGTTTCCAGGAACGTTCTTTGCATAGTTGGTCTTCACGCTCAGTTTGATTGCAAGGTCCTCTGGTAAATACGCAATTCGAAGCCCCGGGATTGTGCCACTTGTCAGAACATAGTATTCATCCAACTGGGTCTTGGGAACAATGACCTCAGTCTGCGCCTCTGCTTTCTTGTAGCAACAAGGGACACGCTTCTTACTCGTTGACTTAGCTGACGGTTCCTTCCATCCAGGAAATTTGAACGCTTGATCTCGTTTGATGACCGTAAACTCGCGCACGTCTTCCTTTTCAGTGACTCGGACCTTCCCATCACACACGGGGCAGTGTTGGCCATCCTCTTTCATCACAAGCTGTGCCTCGCTGAGTGGGATTTCATCGCGAATACACCAATATTGCGGACACACTGCAATACCCTTTTCAAGCTTGATCTTCTCCTCTGAAGGTGAATCGGCGTAGTTGTAGGCCCCGGGTATCCGAACCTGATCTTCATCTGTAAGCACTACAACTTGATGAAGCTTTTCGCACTTCTTGGGATATTCTGAATCAAACATCTCAGGATCAAACTCGTGAACTCGGTTGTTGAAATAACTATGTGTGCCTGCCGGTCCAGACTTCTTGACCTTGACCTTCGTATCCTTGACCGGGGCAACCACCTCTGTTGCAACAGGTTGCACGGCTTGGACTTCCTCGATTTCATTCAGCAGAAAGTCATCAAGAACAAACTCATCTTCTACCGTAACGGTTGTCGGAGCTACACCGGCAGTCGCTTCAACGGTTTCCATTGACTTCGGACAGACCTCGTCAACTTCTGCCTTATCGGACGTGAGAATGTAGCGAAGAAGACTTGCATATTCGACAACACGATCAAGATTGGAGACAAACTTTATAATGACCTCCTTTGCAGCGAAGCTGATTGTTGGATACCCGCTGATTGCCTTTTCAAAGTTAAAGTGTTCATCGGCTTCCAGTTCTTGAACACGGGTTGTCAGAGCAGCTGCTTCATCAGCCGATACACCCAATGCAGACTCCAGATTAGCCTCACCTGCTTGCAAGAGTGAATAGGCTCGTAATACCTGTGAAGAGACATCAAACTCACGATCGGCACGGATTAGCCTAAACGTGTCATCTTGGAAACTGAAGATGTCTCGCAGGCATGCAAACCTACGAAGATCAAACTCAGAGATTTCCTTGGAATAGGAAGCGATCACCGACAGATCGTTAAGCTCCCAACGGCTGGTTTCGAGATCCGATTCAGCGAGAAATGGCAGGACTGCATCCAATGACCGAATCCATTCAAGTGCTGATTTGATAAGTTCTTCAGATGTCTCCTTTGATTCCTTACCGCGCCACGTTGACACGGTTATGTCCTTGTTTGTAATGGCAATACGATCAAAGGACCCCCTAGAGGTTCCGCGATACAGCAATAATGTAGGTAGACGACGCTGTGGTTGCGTATTGGACATCCATGCCTTCCACATTGCAATATCAATCAAGGGCTTCTTCGTCTTGGGATCTTCAACATAGAACTTGTGACGTATCGTTTCGGTCTTTGCTGTGAAATAACTAATCACAGGTGTTTCGGGAGATACGGTCAGTCCATAGAAGATCTGCTCAAAGCGCGTGCGTGGAGCCGAAAACTTAGTTGAGATAAATGGGATGTACCACTTAGCTCGTAAGATCGCTACATTTGATGGCTTTGGAGCCTTCAGCTTGAGAACTTTTGTAATCTGATCATGGGATGCCTTCAGGGGTGCTCGCAGTGTTTCAATATTGTTTGGAGTTGTGGTTTGGAAAAAGGGGAAATAGATCTGCTTCATCTGATCCGATGCTGTTTGCGGATCAATCTCAATCGCCATCAGCCCATGCGCCTCTTCCTTGTGCATCGTATCAAACAGAGCCTGACGAACAGGAACCGGTCTGTAGGCTTCGGGAAGAGCCACATCCTTAATCGGGATTGGAAGCATAACCGACTTATCCTCGGGAACACCCAAGATCCTCCATTCCTTGAAAGAACTTGACGGGTCAAAGATGGGAATTAAATACGGATCCACTGTTTCCCACTCCTCTCGTTTCACATCACGAGCAGACACTCCGGTATTCTTGCGAGTGTAGGTCAGATAGATGTCAAGTGCTTCTTTTGTGATCATGTTCTTTCCATACGACAGGCGGAAAAAGAGATCCATCCAACGTTTCGGATTCGCCGAATAATAGGTAGATGGAAGCTCTACCTGGACCTGAATGAATAGACGATCCGGATGGGTTGCTTTTGCAAGTGCTACATGTTGGCGAACGGTTTCAATTGTGTCGTCGGGAAAAAACGACAGAATTGTTGATGTCCCTTCAAGGGGTAACTCCATTATAGTGTGGAGCGGTTCTTTTTAGATAGGTGAGTCCGTAATGGTCATCCCGCAATAGGGGGTCGGCTTTTGTGCATAGTTGACTGAAGTGTAAATTCCAATCTTCACTGCATCGTGAAGCATCCGCTTGAAGTTAGTCCAGAACTCTTGAGTATGTCCAATCGTCTCCGTCATTAAATGTGCCATCTCATGGAGCATGACAAACATAACGGTGTTCTGGTCAATCAAGGGATATGAAGGGGGCTTTGTCTTATCACGAAGGCAAACCACGATCTTCTGACCTTTGTTCTCTGAATACGATGTATCAGATGAAGACATGTCATTCTCAACAAACGAGTCGGGTTGATACCGAGCCAGAAACCGTGCTACCGGTGGATCTGCAGAAAGCCCCTTGTCGCTCGCGTAGTGATCCCGCAACTTGGTCAGACTTTCACGGATCCCCGCCATCCGCTTAACCGCTTCTTCCTTGTTAGGGAGATTCTGGACTTCATATGTCTTTCCATCGGGTCCGGTCATCGGGCTTGTGTTACGAGGACCTGTGAAGTATGTAAGGGCAAGAATGGTTGTCAAGCCAACGGCGGTTGCAGGCAACATTACTTAGACTTGAGATTTAAGCCGAAAGTCCCTCCAGGGCACGCGTGCTCTTGAAAGGGTCCGGATCAATAGTTGTCTGCAGGAACGGTCCGACCTTGGCCTGGGGGTTCGGCACCTCCGAGCGGATATCGTATGTCGGGTTCCTGTTGGTCTGCGCAATACCAATCACATTGATATTGGAGTGGTATCCAGACTGGAGGAAGTTCTGTCCCTTCAGGTCCTCGCCACTCGCGGGGTTCACGGCAGCCCATGAGGCTCCCATGGATCCCTTGGGGAGGAGCTCAGCAGAGTCCAGGGTTGTCTCCTGGTAGGTCTGTTGAGAAGAAGGTGTGCGTCCCTGGAGACCCTCGGCCGAGGCTGCATTACCTCCCAGGCTGTGCGGGAGTCCCATGGAGGGTCCAGAATTTGACATCGGAGCACTGGGGCCCGAGCCACCAAGCTCCTCGGCACGGTCAAGGAGGGTTCCCTTCGCACCGCCATACGAAGTGAAGAGAGTGTAGAGGACGACAACACCGGCAAGGACCAAGCCCAGGCGAACAAGTTTAGGTTGCGTGAGCTTCATTCTATGTTTATACTGACGGAAAGACAAATTTCGTGATGACGAAGTTTTTGGACCCACTCATTCATGACATCGTGGAAAAAATGAAGTCGCCTGAAATTCAGGCATCGGTTGAATCCCATGTACTTCGGCCGATGATTTCGAGAATTTTAAGCATTCTATACCCCTACCTCTTTGGGATCATGCTCCTCTGGCTGATGATGTTTGTCTGCCTCGCCCTCATCCTCTTGATTCTTGTCAGGGGCAGTCTCGTTGACGTACTCAGTCTTCGGAAATAGTAACTCTACAAGAGCGTCCCGGCGAAGCTCCCAGAAGCCGGTGATATGTCGCTTCCTTGCCTCAGCTCGAAGTTGGTGAATTGTCATCTTCTCAACCCTCATTGCAAGGGGAAGCTCAGGGAGTGTGAGTAGATGGATAAGCTCATCCTTCGTCTTGACATAATACATTTTGATACGGCGGGTCTTTGCAATGAGCTTGAGGTCAGCGAGATACATCTTTTGATAATTGGGTTCCATGGTAAAGGTGAGTCCATCTACCTTGAGCAGAACGAATCCATTTTGGACGCTCCGGCTTTTTTCCCACTCCAAACACAAGTATGAAGCGAACCACTGCCGTCCTTGCGTTTTTTGTTGCCGCGGTCCTCGCGGGTGTTTTTGTCAACTCAACCCTCCTCGCTTCGTCTCCTGCTATAAAGGAGAAGTTCATGCAACAGGAGCGATCGATGCCCCTTGCCACACAGGCTGTTCAGGGATATTCTGGAGGCTCCCCTATTCTTGGAACCGAACCTCAACCGACCCCTCTTCACCCGTATGATAAGACGGATGATGTCAAGCTTTATGAATTTGCAAACAACAAGCAGAGTGCCGACTGTTGCCCGTCGCCGTTCTCGGGTGATCTTGGGTGCATCTGCCTGACCGCTGAGCAGAAGGCGCTCTACGGATCTCGTGGTGGAAATCGCGCTTAAACAGTTATAGCTTACAGAGTATAATGGTCTTTGATATCGATCGTGAACTTGAAGACGATACGAGTGATATTGAACCCTGCATGGGCGTCATATTGCTTGGATTCTTCCTTGCAATTGTCTATCAACTAGTTGGAAGTTCAATGGGTTCTGAGTTATAATCGCTTACAAGACTACTCTACTACACTAATAAATGGAGCACTTGCGAAACTTACTTCAATACTTCAAGGAACGGATGCCAGACACCAAGTTCCCACGGGCGTCTGATGAGCTGTTTGTTCACATTGAGAAGGAACTCCTTCCCCATTTGATGAAGATTGTGAAGAAGGATAATACCCTGTTCACGGATGTAGATACCGCCCCCGAGATTTTCCCCGGAATTCGGGTCAAGTGGGACGGAAAGGATGAGGCGTGGCAGAAGCTCCGCATGGCACTGATGTATGCAGTTCTCCATGGGGATCCGAAGGAAAAGTTTGGAGCTATTTTTGAGCAAGTTAAGAGCGCCATCCCAGGTAATCGTCAGGATGAAGTGATGAAGATTCTGGAGGATGAGGATACCCAGAACTCGCTCAAGGAGATTCTTGATTTGGTGATGAACACCCGCCTCGCATCTCTTGTGGGAGATCTAGTCCAGTCTATCAAGTTTGAGGATCTTGATATTAATCTGGATGACCCCGACGAGCTGATCCGCCTTATGCAGAACCCACAGGATAGCGATGCACTGAAGGAGATTATGAGCCGTGCTCAGGAGATTCTTCGCGATCGTGTTGAGTCTGGTAAGATTAACCAGCAGGAGCTTATCCGTGAGATTGAGATGCTTCGCGCTAAGATGACGTCTGCATTTGGTAAGTATATGAATGAGATGGTGGTCGGACAGCGTGAACAGCCGGCTACGGGAAATACCTCAAGGCAGATTCTCTCAAACTCTCCCGAGGCTCGTCGGGCTCGTATGTTGGCACGGCTACAGAGGAAGGTCGGTGAAAAGTCTCGCAAGTGAAGATAAGAGATGAGTGAGCCATTCTGGTATTCCGAACCAAATATTCTGTTCAGCCAATCAACGTGGTATAAGTTCGTGCCAACGGCTGATATGCCCGTGCCGACTGCGCTCAATGCAGTTGTCCGTTTTTCGGTCTATCTGTCGGCGCTTTTATTCGCGTCGTCCATGCGACCTGCCTATCTCCTTGTAATCCCGCTCGTCATGGGTGTCACCGTAGCCCTGAACTCAATGTTTCCTCGCGCCCGTAAGATCGTTGAGAGCTTCGGAAATGGTCTGGTTGTCTCTGGGTATGTAGGAGACATGGAGACCCGTCCTTCAGATGACAATCCGTTCATGAACCCGCACCTCACGGATATCCTGGATAATCCTATGTTGCCTCCGGCTGCAGATGTGACTCGCAAGGATGTTCGTGATGAAGTGAACACTGCCTTTGCAAAGACCTCCAATATCTACATGGATACGACGGACGTTTTTCAGATGGTCCAGTCTCAGCGTAATTTCCATACAGTTGCCACGGATGACCACGCAGGTCTTTTGAAGTTCATGGCAGGGGAACAGCGCACTGATAAGCTTCTCTCAGAAGGTTACGTAGCTGCGAAGGGTACGGTGTCGACTCTTCCGTCCACCCAAACGATTGACGTGCCGACGGGAGTGGAGTCGACGACGACGGCCACCCGTTGATTTCTTAGGAACCTTCAGTTCATCTAAAATCTCATCGCCCGACTCCTTCTTACCCGTTGTCTCCTTCGTGCCCTCCTTACTTTTATACTTCATCGTTGGGAAGCCAGTTGCCTCATCCTCGGGCGTAGCAGAAGCTTCAATCTCTGCAGTCGGGACGCCGGACTTCCTCTTCGCCTCCTCCCATGCCGGCTTATTTGCATCACAATGGGGGCACCCATCCATAAAAAACAACACAAGAAGAGGTTGCGTCTTAAGAAGCTTCTTAGCTTCCTCTTTCTTGTCGCCACCACGTAGAACTGTTGTGGGCATTTATATAAGCAAGTGACAAAAATGGCGTCTCTCACTGATCTGAAGAATGAGCCACAACTTGGTCCCAAGGTTCCAACGTCAACTCACTATAAGGGATACGTCCAGAGTATTGATAAGACATCAACACCCACTGGATTCCTTGAATTTTCTCCCCGCGATCCAAAGACTCAAGCTAAATATGACGCAATGCAGTCCACATGGGAAGGCGTTGAATCGTCCGATAAGGCGATTGCATCGGGTGCGTATGCACTTGATTATGCATCAGATGATCGCGGTTCTGCTCCTAAGAAGCCTCTCATTCTACCCCCTGCAAAGCCAAAGGTGCAAGAGGAGTCTTGGTTTTGTGTTGTTCAATAACAATGGTGCCACTCTGGATTCTGGCAGTTCTTTTTGTTTTATTAGTATGGTCTATCCGAGAATCGTTCACAGACACCGAGTTTACAAATGTGACACGCCCATCGCTTGAAGACGGATCATGGAGAAGCAAGATTGATACACAGGCCCCAATTGGAGCCAACGATGCAGACTACATCACAGCTCTTCAGGCGTTTTATGACAAGGTGTATAAACCTGCCGAGGTCAAGCCTACGAACTCTGATATCGAAGCATTCCTTGCAGGTCCAGATGTTACGGGAAAACCGATTGATAACGGAGCCCTGCGAAAGATTATTGCGGCTGCATTTCATATTGAATCGGGTAAGACCGCTGCTGCCAAGGAAGAAGAACAAATTCGGTTCAAACCGTCCAAGGCACTTGAACCCTCTGATGGACGAGATCAAGTGAGAACTCGCACTGAAGAAGAGTACCGTCCCTCTGATACGCGTATTGGCGAACTTCCCGAAGGAAAGTATGCCCCTGTTGAACAACAGTTGAAGCCTCGCCGTCCAGGGGAGAGAGACTATGGGACAGTTGGAAAAACGTCAACTCAGTTCTACGATGTCTGTGTTGAAACGAAGAAACCCGGATGCGAAGAGAATGTCTTGTGAGAGTGTAATGAAGAAGTGGACTTGGACACTTATCCTAGCTGGCGCTGTAGTCCTCTTGTTTTTCTGGTCAATCCGTGAACAGTTTACCAGCTATGAAGATGCTCTGAAGGATGTTGGACAAACGGCTGGCTATACCGATCTGACAAAACCCAAGAAGGCTGAGACGAAGAGTAAGGCTGATGCTGCAAAGGCTGCCGACGAGGAGGCATCTGCGGCACTGAAGGCATTTCAGGCTCTTCCACCTGTCAATAGCCAGGCAGAGTCGGTTGAGCGGGGCAAGGAACTCAAAAAGGTGACAGACCTCCAAGAGAAGGCGCGGAAGCTTAACCAAGAGGCTGATGAAGAACGTGCCTCGCAGATAGAAATGAAGGATGTACCTGTATCAGAAGCTAGTATGCGGGCTAGATGTAGCAACGAGATTTCAACCAAGGAATGGGAAAAGGTCTCTGCCGACTGCAAGGCGTTTATGTCAAATACGTCTAGCGATCCATCTACGGGTGGATCTTCTTCACCAAATCCTGGCGGATCTGGACTCCCTCAGGGATTCCGCAAGGGTAATATTTGGGGTCCTGCATACACCGGAATGGGTGACAATTCCGGAGATGGACTTGGAAGCGGTGCCCGTGATTACCCAACCCTGCTTGGACCTCAGCCGAAGGAAGCAACGATGGTTGAAGGTGCCGGTATTGCACAGCCGTCAATTAAAAAGCTACTTGCAAAGAAGGGAGCCCTGCCGTCTTCCGGAGCAATGGGGTCAGATGAAGAAAGCAAATTCTTTGGTGCATCGCGTCTCCCGGGTGGAGCCGGTGGCCCGGGTGGTGCAGGTGGCCTGGGCGGTGGACCTGCCGATGGCCCTGCTGGATCCACAGTTCCAGGTGATCAAGATATGTATCCGGGATATTTTGGCGGAGCGGGATCGACTGCATATACATCCAGCACAGGTTCATCCAAAACGGAACCAGTTCCGTTCTTAGCTGACTTCTCGGCGTTCCTAAACTAATCATGGAATCTACAACACTAACAATGAAGTCATTTGGCCTACGCAACCAACGCGGATCCTGCTGGGTGAACGCGGCGTTGCAGGCTGTCTACCGTATCCCCGATCTCCAACAGCGCTTCCACGAAGAGAAGCACGATACTACAAACCCTGTCGAAGTATGTCTCTATCAAATCTGGTCGTCTGGGGGCGAACAGGGACTTAGGGACTTCTACTCGGTTGTCAACACATCTCTGATGCCCGCCGGTGAGGGTATTGGGGATTCACATGAGCTCCTTGAGTTCCTCTGTGATAAGAGCCCTTTCTTGGATAAGCTCTTCCGTTTCAAAACTGCAAATAACATTTCATGCTCGAACTGCGAGTATAAGGACAGTCGGCGCGAATCGATGGTTGAGTTTCCGATTGTTCCGAGCCGTCCTAAGCAGTCGGCATCGGAGGCGATCGTCGATGCATGCAAGCCCGTCACGATTCCTGATTGGAAGTGTGAGAAGTGTGGCAAGACAGGTTGCACGAAGCAGTTTCTCATGGGAACCTTTCCACCAATCATGACCTTCCACGTAACCTCGCTGAAGAGCACAGTCACATACTCAAGCATCTTAACTCTGAATGGAATGACGTATGCACTCTTTGCCGTCATCTGCTTTGATGGTGGACACTGGTGGACCTACGGTCGCGACCTGCCTCCGGGTAAGCCGTGGGTCTGCTACAATGATGCACACGTTAAAAGCCATGGACCCAATCAGTTTCCTCTTCACGATAATATGCGTCTGCTCATGTATTATCGCCTCCCATAAGTAATAAGACATGGCGTCCATTGAAGCAATTCTCGCAATCACTGCGGGGTTAGTGGGAATCCTTACACTGTTTGTTCTTTTTTCAACTGGGTCCATCATTGCCGTGCTGGCCCTTTGGTTAGTTGTAGCTCTCATCATTCTGGTCCTCTGGTATTATGGATTTATCCCTCTTGCCGACCTGACAAGTGATCTCGCCCCCAAACCGGAGGTAAAACCTACACCCAAACCGACTCCCGCACCTGCCACTACAACTGTCTCTGGACCCAAGGTGGGTAGCGAGGTGTTCCACATTGACGATTCGCAGTTCACATATGCCGATGCACCTGCAGTCTGTGCCGCATACGGTGCCGAACTTGCCACGCTTGAGCAGATTATTGAGGCATACAACTACGGTGCTGAATGGTGTAGCTACGGATGGTCGGCGGGTGGATTTGCACTCTATCCCACGCAAAAGCCTACCTGGGAGGCTCTTCAGGGTGAACCCGATACGGTCAAGCGCACTGCATGCGGTCGTCCAGGCGTCAACGGTGGCTATTTTGATCCAAATACAAAGTTCGGTGTCAACTGCTTCGGATTCAAGCCCTCTGGAAAGGCTGACCTACCTCTCCCACCTCCGGGCACAGACCGCACTGCATTCAGGAAGGCAGTTGCCAAGTTCCGTTCTATGATTGCATCCTTCAATCTCACTCCCTATTCTCGCAATGAGTGGTCTGGATATGATTCAACGGTTGCAGGAAAGACAGCCAACTACGGAACTCAGTTTGCCGAAGGTGCAGGGAGTCTGATAGGTGGAAAAACGAAGGAAAAATTTGAACAAGGTGATCAGAGCGTAATCGAGGCTCCGACGACATCTTCTGCATACTCTGCAGCGCCTTACGGACTCAAGGGTGATCAGGGACCCCCGGGACCACCTGGTCCCATTGGAAAGCCAAGCACAGTTCCCGGACCGGCTGGACCGGCTGGACCGGCTGGACCGCTTGGACCGCCCGGAACACCTGGACCTGCCGGAGCCATTGGCGGTGTGGGGCCCGCAGGTATGCAGGGTATTCAAGGAATCAAGGGTGACAGGGGTGAAAAGGGAGAGAAGGGTGACCGAGGTCTTCAGGGACTTCCCGGAACAGCTGGGTCTACAGTTGGAGTCGTGGGTCCGAAGGGCGATAAAGGCGATGCCGGACAGAAGGGCGATAAGGGTGACCCCGGTCCTCAAGGCATTCCAGGCGTCAAGGGAGACCCGGGTAACGTGGCAATGGCGCGACCAGGGCGCGACGGCGACCCTGGACCTATGGGACCTGCTGGACCCGCTGGACCGAAGGGCGACAAGGGAAATCCAGGGGACCCTGCCACGGTTCCTAGAGATTTGTATGTAGACAGGCTTCGTATTGGAGATATGTCAATTGCAAATACAGGTGGAAATCTACAAATTGGTGGTCCTTATGGCAGGGTTATTAACCTGTGGGCAGCCGGCGACCATTCATCTATCATGACACAAAGGTCTAACGGAACAGATCATTGGTTTGGGTATTAATTAACTACCGCCAATTAATGGATACTTCCCAGCAAGCCTTACCATTGCAGGGATCTTACCAACACCACGACCATATGACAGATCGCCACCAATATAACACAAATACGGCATTCCTGGGATGTGTTTAGGAAGTTTCGGAGGGCACCTACGGTAACACATGCCGTCTACGCGATCGTAATAATCACCACCTTGGGGACCCGGGCAAACACCTCCGTTATCTAACCGACCCTTCAGACGACCTCCAACGATGGGATCGCACGTGGTAACAAGCCTAGGACCCCAGTCTTCACCAAATAGTCCACGCAATCTACCCGACTCATATGTGCGACATCCACCACCTGTGATCGGTTCACGACAGATCAGGCCCTCTGTGAACCATCCTTTAGGACAATCCTCAAGTCCAATCACCGTTCCAATTCCAACATTCTCTGAATCAGCCCAGCAAACTGGTCCTACACCATGGTATCCTGCACGACACTTGGTATAGCACAATCCCGCCTGCAACTCGTCACTGGGCTTGCAGGTGTCTTCATTCAGAAACGGTCCAATGTTCAAGATCTCTTGTCCTCCGAAGCCAAAGTGCTCTCGTGGGAAGTAGAAAAAGATCAAGAGAATCACTATTACTACAAGCAAGAGTTCATACATTATTTTGACATCATATTTTAATGGATCCGCGTCTATCAGCTACGATCGTTCCTACACCTAGATTTGACAAGGAAAAAATGAAGACACCAACTCCTGTGTCTGTAGAGAAATCTGGTAAAGAAACTAATCATGCCTTCCATTGGTTATTGTTCAAGCCCCAGTCGCACGCGGTGGCACCGTTTCCTACGAATCAACAATCCAGGCTTGCGAATTCGTCTCGAGTTGGAACGTGGAACTAAGTGTAGTGATGCTCCGGAAGAAGCCAGTCCGAAACCTCCTGAATTGACTCTGCATCCGTCCGACCATCCAGATGCTCATGAAAGATCTTCGAAAGACGGTAGCGAACTGCAGGAACACTGCGACAGAGACTGCGAGCAATCTCCTCCTCCGACAGTCCATGGTGACGAGTCATCTTAATCATAACCCGCTCCTCAAGCTGGGTCCACTTCTCGGGGCGGGTCTGCTTCACGGTGCGCTTAACATTAGTAGAACGAGTTGCAGGCATTTTGTATGGTCTACACTCCATAGTTGAAGTTAAATCCATTTTGTCTTGCGCGATACACAAATGGAGGTTGCCATGCTTCTCGGCTTAGCCGCCCTTGGATATACCCTCGCTACCCAGCCTGAGAAGAAGGTTGATGGAGAGAGAGTGCGAAAGATTGCTCCAACGGAGACCTTTGTCAACCCGAACGAGTCAGCTACAGACACCGTGACGGTTCTCCAGGCTCCCACTGGACACGGAAACATGGTTCCCTTTTTCGGCTCGCATGTGACACAGTCTATGTATTCGGGCGCTACGGATGGCATTCTAGATCTGTATACCGGCAAGGGTAAGCAGACGTTCCACCATAAGGAAGAGGCCCCTGCGTTCTTCAAGCCCGAGGCCGGAACGGGCCGTCCTTGGAAGACGCCGGTGGAGACCGAGTGGGAACAGGAGCGTCAGGTTACATCTCTTGCAATGAAGAATACCTTCCCGATCAACCAGGTGCAGGTCGGTCCGGGAGTCAACGATGGCTACACGAACTTGCCATCCGGTGGATACAACCAAGATGCGGCGCGCGAGTATGCCCTTCCGAAGACCACAGACGAGCTTCGTGTGCTGAACAAGCCCAAGGTTACCTACACATCCGATCCGACACCGGGTAAGTTCTACATCACCGAGATGGGTCTTCAGGCACCCGTCAAGAAGAACCGCCCCGATCGCTTTGCAGTCCTTACGGGCGAGAATGGTTCTCTGGATCACGTCAATACCACTGCGGGACAGCAGGTGGCGAACTCGCTCTACCCCGAGCAGATGATGAAGCTCCAAAACCGCGAATCCATGACTGCCACACAAGCCAACCCTGCCACAACGGCAGCAGCAGGTGGCATGTCGTATATTCGTGCCTTCACAGAACCGTTCCAGGAGTTCATGAAGCTGACGGTAGAAGGTCGTGCTGCTCCAGGTGGACCCGTAGGTGGTATGGCTGTCCAGGCTGGCCCGCAGTCCTACAATGTGCAGACTCACCGCGACGAGTCCCTCCTCAATAACACCCGTGGATTTGAGGCTCCTCTGATGACCTTCGGAGGACAGGCACCGTCTGCATCTCAACAGGGTTCGCAACGTTACACGGAACCTCTCAAGCAGGATGTCTACACCAATCGCAATGAACAGCCGGGTCTGTTGGATGCATTCAAGTCTAACCCTTATACACAGAGTCTCCAGTCTGTTGCATAATGGATGCAGACCTCTTGCGATACTCAGATACACTCCAAATTGTTTGCACTAAAAATTTCACTCGCCGTCAACTTCATGATCTAGAACGATATGTATGTGCATACCCTTCTAAAATTCAAGTGTGTTCATGTCTTTCAAATCCATGGGTAAAAAAGACGCTGTCGTTTCTTGGTGCACAATGGATTCCGTGCACAGAACAATGCACGTCGGTACCCTCGTCGACTCGTTCGACTTAGGTCGGATTGAAAGCACTCTGATTGAACGTAAAAAAGATTTAGTCCAAGCATCATCCTGGGTGTTCAACATCCTGTTGCTTGGGTTTGTAATTGGATGTTTTGGACTTTTCTTGTATACCCAATACCATGCAACCGCCGAAGAAGAGAAGACGGTAAAACGTATACCGTTTGAACCCATTCCGTGGTTGTCAGCTACACGAAATGTTCGCATGGAAGAGTATGGACGTCAACTCCAACCTCGTGAAGCTCAAACTGGATATGGTGTACCGGGACCTGTCAATGGAGACGGCTTCAGCTCAGTTTACGGCGATTACACGTCCCGTGCTACTCGTGACTGAGGAGGCTCCAGAGCCAGTAGAACCTCCAAAGGAAAAACCGAAACCCAAGAAAAAAGTAGTTAAACCCGCCCTCCCTAAATCTAAGTAAGTAAGTAATGAGTATCATCGTCACACCCACTCTCAATGAAACAGAGACCTTTCAGGTTGCAACTCCATTTTCGTATTCATTGACATACAGTGAGAATATCACTGCTATTGATATTCCAGCATATTACTTCAATGGTAGAGGTCCATTTCTGGGCGGCGGATCAAATTCCAACTCAACAATTTTTGAAGCCTTTCAAAAGGATTCAATTGTAAATGGATATGGACCTATATATTCTGTCAGCAATATGAGTCAAGGAGACGTTCTTGAGTGTGTTTTACCACTTCTTCCTTTTGATTATGAATTTGATACAAACAGCTATGTAACATTTGGAGGTCCATCTAAAACATATATTCAAGGTGGTCCACCTACTTCTAACGACATGCTGCAGACACACCTTGTATCGTTTGGAGATTTTAGTCAGCTATTCAGGTATGGATTATTTTACTCACAACAAGATAGTCTTAAGTATACGGTCTTGGCTGGAACACCAGCATCTTCCTTTAGAATTACACTTGCTCGCCCTCTTATCTCAAACTGCTCTGTTATAGCTACAATCGGAGACAATCTAATGTATGTCTCGAGTATGTATGGTGTCGACTATGGACAGGTTACGGTTGGTATGATTTTTGAAGCACAGGGTGATCTTACCGAAGCAATTAGAGTGACAGCACAGCAAACTGCGCCATTTGGAGCATTCGGACAAGAGGGAGTTTATACAATTGCACCGGTTACAGGAACTAATACAATCAACATGATGTATGCAAATAATTTGATCTCAACTACTGTAGTGGGATCCGGTGATGTGGTGTTTAGTAGTAGTATGACACCTTCAAGCGGAACTGCTCAGTTTGAAATTTTTACCGAGGTTGCATACTATCCTCCGGATTTATAATAAACATACTTAAAGTAGATCATTAAGTATAAGCAATGGGGAGTAAAATCTATCAGATAACTATCAATGCCCCAGATGTCCGAACTCTTACTTTTCCAAATATCATTGTAGACTCTAATACCAGCTCAGACCTTCTTCCATTTATTACTGGAAGTGGAACTGGAATATTGACACTTGATGCTCCAAATGGGTTTCGCTATCTTCCAACAACAAATCCCACTTTTAGAGTTGACGCAGTTACGGGCGGGAGAAACTTAGGTTCTAAACAATCAATCTTCACAGTAACCCCAATTGTGATTAGTGTTGTACCCCCTCTCGTAAGCTCACTTTCTATCTTAAACTATATACCATTCAACTACTCATTTTCAATTCCAGACACTGTGATTGATGTGGCATTGAGTTCAAATGGAACATCATCTTCATTGATCCCGTATATTGCTGCAGACGGATCAAGTTTTTCATCGGACATCGGATTTACATCTGCTTTTTCAAATGCTTCTTTTTCGTTAACTCCGGTGATCGGAAATGTTTCAGTTGGAAGCTCGGTGACTTCGACGGTATCCTCTGCTCTATCTGTGATCACGATGACTCCTGATGTTCCTTCTCGGAGCTTGTCGCTGTTTTTATATGAACCCTTTTCATTTGTATTTACCACCAATCCTGAAAGTGTTGGTCTTTCTCTTCAGTTTTTAAGATCCTCATCAGTCATCGCATCATACTGCACACTAACTTCCAATGCAACCACCCTTACCTATTCCGGAAGCTATCTTTCCACTTCTTCAAGCGTTCTCAGTTTGGTGGTTGATTTGATGTATGCTGGATCGATTGTTCCGGGCTCTACAATGACAATTTTAATTACAATCGGAAAGGGACGGTTCTTTCCACCTGCATCAAATCAGAACTTCCAGTTATTTCAAAATGAGAACATTAGCACAACGTTTGGATCTAACCCTTCATTTATCACAATCCTTCCTATCGACAGTATCGTTGCATCGCCTTCTTTGCCAAACGGACTCAGTCTTGCAGGTATGGACTCAAATACGTGGTTTATGCAGGGGACGCCTACATTGCAAAGCACCCAAAGTAACTACACGATCTTCGGAAGCAATAGTTCGAATGGAAGAATTGTGTCAGTTCCCATTTCAATCAAAGTGAACGCACAGCAGGTAAGGATCACACCTTCAAGTCTCTCTACTACGGGTATGATAGTTGGCACCATGATTACACCCGTTACATTCGTGGCTACAGAGCCGATTGTTGTTTCACGATTAGGGTTCTTTTGGACATGGGACGCTCTTCCGGATGGAATTGGATTTTATGATATGAATGGCAACCCAATTCCGTATGGATATTCTTTATCCAATACGATTCAGCTGATGGGAACACCTACACTGAGCGCTGCGACCACATTTGCAACCCTAAATCAGACAAGCTCTTCAGTTCGCCTGACTGGAACTCAACAGCAGGGTGGTGGCATCAATGTAACCGGAAGTTCACTTCTTACCTTTTCATTTGCCGAAACAGTTCTGTTCGACGCCGTTACGATCCCGTTACTGTATGCCACCGAGGATCTTGGATATAAGAACGTAACCTTCACAGCAGCAACGTATTTTGCATCTGGAAGCCCAATTACATCCATCGTTGCTTCATCTTTACCACCCGGTCTTTCACTCTCATCTATTGTCACATCAGGAACAAGCCCAAATCTGAGATACAGCGTTCGCCTACTAGGAACTCCGACCGTGGTGGATGAGTCTGGCACCGCATATGTATTCACGGCCACCAATGCAAACGGGACCACTCGAACACAATCCTTCGTGATCCCAATTCTTCCCGATATCGTGTCCTTTACGACAGCCCCTGCTGAAAATACGGCGTTTTCGTATATTGTTTCTAAACAGATTGATCCGATAACGTTCTCGGCTGTGTCCTCTGCAAATAAGAGCATCACTGCATGGGCATTGTCGCTTTCGACGGCTAGTTATGGATTGTCGCTCAGTGCTTCAAGTGGAACCACGGTAGTCCTCAGTGGAACTCCTACAAATCCATTGGCACAGACGTCAGTTACGATATCAGCTACAGATAGCTTGGGAACAAGTGTGGTGCGAACCATTCTGATCACGATTGCCAATGATACGTTTACATGGCCAACTTTTGCCCCTACGTTCATTCAGAATAAACCAATTGACACGTATCAGTTTCAGGTGACGACAACCAGTGGACGACAGATCCAATCTTACTCGGCAACTGGATTACCCGCAGGCGTTACACTCAGTCCTGGAGGTGTTTTATCAGGAACCCCAACGGATTCGACGAGCGGGAGTTTTACTGTCTCTGCGACAACTGGATTCGTATCTCCACCTACCGGTTCTCAACCATTCTCATATACGATTATCCCGGACAACGTGCTGACGCTGTTGAATGTGAGTCCAACTCCTGTTCCATTCATTGGCACATCTTTTTCAATTGCAAATGTCTTTACTGCTTTTTCGTATAGCGGATTTACGGCGTCTAATGCAATTCAAGCTGATTCCGTATCTCCTGAAACAGACCCTCTGACTATATTTACACTTGTTGATAATGTTCTGAGTGGAAGTATTCCTGTATTTCAATCATCCTTCACCTTCACGGTGAATGGAATCTACGGATCGGTCACAAGTTCAGTAACTGCAGTACTGACACTTACAAACTCTCCTCTTTCAGGTAGTCTCACTCTATCAACCTCACCCGGTGCGCTCGTCTTTACACAGCCAACACAAACTGCGTACGCGTTGTATCAGTATTGTCCGATGCCTTCCATCCCGTTTCAGGTAACAGGTGGAGCAGGATACATATATTACTACTCGCTAAGCTCAAATCTGCCAATCGGGATGACCTTTACAACTGAAACAACGGGAACCTCTGCAACCCTAACGGGTATACCTGCAAACTACACGCCAACCCCTGTAGGTGTGACCGTGTATGCAGCAAATGGAGCCAATGTGACCTTCACGAGTGTAAACTTCCGTATCTTAGCACCTTCTTTTATCAATCCTCAGATTGGAGCTGCTGCGTTTACTGCAATGCTCCGATCCGATGTTGAGGGTAATGCAGCCCAGAATGCCCGGGACAATCGCGTGTTCCCCCAGGTGAATCCTCTTGCAGGTCCACTGATGGCTCCAAGGGCACCCGATGTGATTACACTATCAAACTGCTTTCTGGGACTATGCAAAAAGCCCTGCCCTACTTGCCGCACAATGATGTAATTGAAAAATTGATTTTTTACACTCCTGACACCCTCCACCACAGTGTCTACTTTACGCCGGCATCTTCATGTCCGCAAAGTATGCCATCCCGACCTTACCCTTCGTAACGTCAATCTCCGATCCATCCTCCTGGACCTCCGTCTCGTAGACGGTTCCATCAGCATTGACCCAATAGGTCTTTCCCTTGAACTCCACCTCGGTGCACTCCTCGTCCTTCGTCTCCGGAGGCGGTGGAGCGAAGAATGCCTTCATGTGCTCCTCCAGCTTCTTGGCGTTGAAGTCCTTGTTGTCCAGCGCATTGACCTGTGCGAGGAACTTCTTCTTCGCATCCGCTGCCGGCTCAATCTTCAGGTCCGCTGCGACCTTCTTGAAGAGCTTGTCGTGGGTAGGAGTCAGCTTCTCCATGTTGCCCACGAACTTTGGCTTTGGAGGAGCCACCTTCTTCGGCTCAGCAGGCTTAGCCTCCTTGAGCCTCTTGATGTCCTCATCATCGGTATCCTCAGAAGCCTTAGCAGCCTTGGCCTCAGCATCAGCCTTTGCCTTAGCCTCCTTAGCAGCCTTGGCCTCAGCATCAGCCTTTGCCTTAGCCTCCTTGGCAGCCTTGTCTGCAGCAGCCTTCTCAGCCTTGGCTAGCTTCTCAGCCTCCTTAGCGGCCTTCTCAGCCTCCTTCTGCTCCTTCGTGAGCTTCGGCTTGACCTCCTTGACCTTGATCTCCTTAGTGTCAGCAGGCTTGACCGGCTCAGGCTCAGCAGTCGGAACTGTGACCTCCTGCGTACGGGGCTCCTCCTCCTTGAAGCCAACCACCTCGGTCGCCTCCTTCAGGTTGAGTCCCTTTGCAATCTGCTCGCGAACGCGAGTCAGAAAGCGCTCATCCAGATGCACCCTCAGGCATCCGCGAGCATCATCCTCGAGGGCGATGTATCCATCCTCAGGATACAGGTCGTCCACGAGTCGCACTGCCAGGGTCTTAGCGTTATACTTGCTAAACCCCTCCTCCTCCTCGATCCTCAGAAGTGCACGGTAGAAATTGTTGATGATGATAGACGTCATTTTGTTCGTTGTCAGCGGTGAGTCTTACCTGTTTTGCGGGCTGAAATCCATTTTGGACGATCTTGGTCGGACCCTTCTGGTTCAAAACGGATTTGGTTCAGGCAGAATACTCAATCTCGCATCTGATATACAAAATGCCTCGCAATATGACAGGAGGCTCCGGCCACAAATCGCAGAAGAACTCGGAAGGAAACAAGGCTCGCAACAATCGTCTGAAGGGAGATGCACTACTAGATGACATCATGGAGGAGGTCTCAACAGAGGGAGTATTGATTGGTAAGGTCACACGCAGATTGGGATGTGGGCGAATGGAGATCGCTCACTTCTCAGATAAGGGAGAATTGACCCTCTTCCAGGCACCGCTGAGGGGCGGTATGCGTGGAAAGGGGAAGAAATCGGTCTGGGTTGACATCGGCAGTGTGGTCATCATTGCAGAGACCGAGCTCGGTGGAAAGACACATGAGATCATTGCAGTGATGACACAGGAGCAGTTGGCTCGTCTTCGCAAGATCAAGCCAGATGCGGACGCTAGGCTGTTCATCAAGGATGCAACATCAGAGTCCGATAAGAAGGACGAGATCCTCTTTGAGGAGGACGAGGAGGTCAACGTGGATGACATCTAATCCCAATGGGAAACAATGAAACTCGGTATACCAGGCATCTTTGCCACCCTGTTCTTAACATTTTTATTTTACACATCGTATCAACAGTCCAAACTTGGCGTGATTGATCAGATTCCTAATGTTCCTGGTTTTTTAGTTCCTGTTTCAACTGGAAAAGAGCGGTCAACTGGGAGTGGAAATCGCGATGCATCCATGTTCACACAATCTGAACGAAGAAAGACTACGGTTAACGGACACTTAGCTTCGGGGCGAGTCATGAAGGAGTCAACCTACACCATGGGATTCACGACTGGAGCCGTAGAAACGACAGTCTTATCCAACATTTGAAAACACCCCCATCTGAATTTGTGAATTTGCGGTGATTTTTAACAGTGTGAAAGAACAATATGTCGGGACTTCAAGGACCCCCAGGTCCTCCGGGAGCTGATGGCAATGTCGGACCCCAAGGACCCCAAGGAACACAAGGAACCCAAGGAACTCGAGGGTTTCAAGGCTTTCAAGGAACTCAAGGTAGTGCAGGCACGAATGGAAGTCAGGGAACTCAAGGAACCCAGGGAACTCAGGGAGCCCAGGGAACCCGAGGATTTCAAGGATTTCAAGGAACACAGGGTAATGATGGGTCTGCAGTCAACACTGGTGCAACTGGACCACAGGGTATTCCCGGATTACAGGGTGCTCCAGGACCAGAGGGACCTGCTGGTTCACAGGGTTCTTCTGGAATAGCAACTAACACAGGTGCCACTGGACCCACAGGGGGGCGTGGAACCGATGGACTTTCAATAACTGGACCTACCGGATCACGAGGAGTTCCTGGAACAGCAGTGAATACAGGTGCTACAGGATTTCAAGGAGCACAGGGATCGCGAGGCACTCAGGGAACCCAGGGAACACAAGGAACCCAAGGAACTCAGGGCACTCAAGGAAGTCAGGGCACTCAAGGAAGTCAGGGCACTCAAGGAACTCAGGGCACTCAAGGAACCTCTGGATCGGCAGTTAACACGGGTACTACTGGACCGACCGGACTAACAGGCCCTCAAGGTGTCAATGGTGATCTTGGTACCACTGGATTTACTGGTCCTACTGGACCTCAAGGTGTTGATGGAACAGCAGTTAATACCGGTGCTACGGGATTTCAGGGAAGCCAAGGCACCCAGGGCACTCAGGGAACCCAGGGAACCCAGGGCACTCAGGGCACTCAGGGCACTCAAGGAACCCAGGGCACTCAGGGAACTCAGGGAACCCAAGGAACCCAAGGAACTCAGGGAACTCAGGGAACTCAGGGCACCCAGGGCACTCAGGGAACTCAGGGAACTCAGGGAACTCAGGGAACCCAAGGAACTCAGGGAACTCAGGGAACCCAGGGATCTACTGGACCTCAAGGTGTCGATGGTCAACAAGGTGTTGTAGGAGCTCAGGGTACTCCTGGATTTCAAGGACCTCAAGGAACTCAAGGAACCTCTGGATCAGCAGTTAACACGGGTGCTACTGGAGTTCCCGGAACAGCAGTTAATACCGGTGCTACAGGAACCCAGGGAACTCAGGGAACTCAAGGCACCCAAGGAACCCAAGGTACACAGGGAACCCAAGGAACTCAGGGAACCCAGGGAACCCAGGGAACTCAAGGAACCCAAGGAACTCAGGGCACTCAGGGAACCCAAGGAACCCAAGGAACTCAAGGCACTCAGGGAACCCAAGGAACCCAAGGAACCCAAGGAACCCAAGGAACCCAAGGTACACAGGGAACCCAAGGAACCCAAGGAACACAGGGAACCCAGGGAACCCAGGGCACTCAGGGATCTACTGGACCTCAAGGTGTTGATGGTCAGCAAGGTGTCGTAGGTGCTCAGGGTACGCCTGGATTTCAAGGCACTCAGGGAACTCAAGGTACCCAAGGTACACAGGGCACTCAGGGAACCCAGGGCACTCAGGGCACTCAGGGCACTCAGGGCACTCAGGGCACTCAGGGCACTCAAGGAACCCAGGGCACTCAAGGAACCCAGGGCACTCAAGGAACCCAAGGCACACAGGGAACCCAGGGCACTCAGGGCACTCAGGGCACTCAGGGCACTCAGGGCACTCAAGGAACCCAAGGAACCCAGGGCACTCAGGGCACTCAAGGCACACAGGGAACCCAAGGCACTCAGGGATCTACTGGACCTCAAGGCGTTGATGGTCAGCAAGGTGTCGTAGGTGCTCAGGGTACTCCTGGATTTCAAGGCACTCAGGGAACTCAAGGCACCCAAGGTACACAGGGAACTCAGGGCACTCAGGGAACACAGGGCACTCAAGGAACCCAAGGAACCCAAGGAACCCAGGGAACTCAGGGTACTCAGGGAACTCAGGGCACACAGGGAACCCAAGGAACCCAAGGAACTCAAGGAACCCAAGGAACCCAAGGCACTCAGGGATCTACTGGACCTCAAGGTGTTGATGGTCAACAAGGTGTTGTAGGTGCTCAGGGTACTCCTGGATTTCAAGGCACTCAGGGAACTCAAGGCACCCAAGGTACACAGGGAACTCAAGGCACCCAAGGTACACAGGGAACTCAGGGCACTCAGGGCACTCAGGGCACTCAAGGAACCCAAGGCACACAGGGAACCCAGGGCACTCAGGGAACTCAGGGAACTCAGGGAACTCAAGGAACCCAAGGAACCCAAGGAACCCAGGGAACTCAGGGTACTCAGGGAACTCAGGGCACTCAGGGAACCCAAGGAACCCAAGGTACACAGGGAACCCAGGGAACCCAGGGCACTCAGGGTCCTACGGGAGCTCAAGGCGTTGATGGTCAACAAGGTGTTGTTGGTGCTCAGGGTACTCCTGGATTTCAAGGCACTCAGGGAACTCAAGGCACCCAAGGTACACAGGGAACTCAGGGCACTCAGGGAACCCAGGGCACTCAAGGAACCCAAGGAACCCAAGGAACCCAGGGAACTCAGGGTACTCAGGGAACCCAGGGCACTCAGGGAACTCAGGGAACTCAGGGAACTCAGGGAACCCAAGGAACCCAAGGCACTCAGGGATCTACTGGACCTCAAGGTGTTGATGGTCAGCAAGGTGTCGTAGGTGCTCAGGGTACTCCCGGATTTCAAGGCACTCAGGGAACTCAAGGCACCCAAGGTACACAGGGAACTCAGGGCACTCAGGGAACCCAGGGCACTCAAGGAACCCAAG